GTGTTTTGAATATACTCAAATGCCTTACTAATAAGGGTTTCATAATGATTATTACTTATTTTATAAGTTTCAGGAGTAGGACAAACAAATATCACGTCTTGTTTGTCAGTAGTTCGATTAACATAAGCTCTAACACCCATGACATTAGGAGTTGTAATCATAACAATATCGTAGTTCTGTAACAAAAACTCGAATATTATTATGAATTGCAGCGATAGGTCTAACTTTGTAAAAAAGTATCCGGGGTCATATCCTCGTTTCTTCAAATATTGAAGTAATTCCGGCATAACCACCGAATACTCTTTAATTGCGTCGAGAAGCATAATATTTTGGACTTAATCTTTTGAAAACTTTTTCGTTTCGATTATTAATACGTTCCATATCAAGTTTTCCTACTCCATTTTCAAGAGTAATCCAAATTTTCATTTTAGGAACAATAAGTTGCCAATACTTTTTCAAGTTTTCAATATCAGCTTCAGCAGCACTAAAAGGACGAATCGTAAACCAATCCCAATGCTCATTATCAGGTGTACTAAATGCAAATGTAGCTTTCTGATAATCCTCATCTGTTATATCAATAAGATAACGTTCATTATCGACAATTCCATAAAACTTATTATCATAAAAAAACACCTCACACTTTATAGCATGAGGTGTCATATTTGAAGTTTTACTTTTTGTTCGATTAGTTGAATCTCTATTGATATTAGCTTTCTTTACAGGAACAAGTCCTTTAAGTTTACTAAAATCCATTTACCGACCACAACGAGAGCATAAAGTATGAAGCATCTGTATAGTATTGTCATTATGAAGTTTTGTAAAATCTTCACGTTTACACTTAACAACAGTACCACTGGTATTAAGTTTAATTTGGAACCAATGAGAATCTTTGTCAAACTTCGTAACAACACCAACTCTATCATCACGAGAATAAAGTTGATATCTATCTACAACAGAAAGACTTGAAATCTCAACAACTTCATCAACAACAGTACGAGTAAGAATAGTTTCAAATGCACCTTCATATCTGACTTTTACACCAGTGAACAGTGCATCACGAAGCGTTTTATATTTTCTATCCTCTTCGGGAACATCATCTCCATAAGGAATCGTATCATACAAACCGCGAATGATTCCACTGAAATCACTATGAATAATCGAATAAGTTTTTGTAATAACTTTATCCTCTTGTTCAGTAGTAACTTCACCGATAAGTTTTGCAACTTTCTTAGAAGCATCAGCAATAGATAATATTTTACCATTATCAAGATAGATTTCGCTACGTTGAGGTACAACCTTTTTAACAGTAGAAAATTCACCTTCGTCAAGAATAAAATATCCAGCACGAGGTTTAGTTTCAATAGTAATAACTTTTAAGTCAAATGTCATAACACTTATGAAATTTTAATTTGTTTAACTTTTACTTCCATTTCTAATTGTCTTTCTACTTTATCTTTACAAAGTTGAGCTAAATAATTAACATTATCATTGTAAAGAACAGTATCACGTTTTAGGGCTACTTCAAGACTATCGGTAATAGATTTACCACAATAATCTATTTCATATTCAACTTTAACCCTAACTATATGTGTAGCAGGAGTTAATTGACTTTCTAATATCCAATAATTCTTAGTACCAATCTTAACTAATACTTTAAGTTCATTGGATGAATTATCAACATCAATAACACGACCATATCTACCTTTACTGGTTACGACTTGTTGGCCTACGTTTATCATTCTTCTTATTATAATTTTGATTATTATCTTCTCGAAGATTTCTATTAGGTTTAGACTTTCTCTTATCTCCGTTATCTTTCGGATTAAGATATTTGTCTATCTGATTAGCATTGAGTTTAGGCATAAACTATTTACGACTAATAAAAATTAAACAATCATTTGTCTGATATACACTTTCTGTAATCATAGTTTTAGTCTTATCACATTCATAATAAGTTTTTCGTTCAGTTCGTGACTTATACGAAGTTTTACTTTTACAATACTTACAAGTTCTACAACTATGAACTTGTATAATAGGTTGCTTACTCATACCATAATGTTAGATAGTTTTAATTTATATTTAATTAAGAGTTAATTTAGTAGTAATTTAAGTTGGCTTCGCTGCTGGGCTTCGCCCAGCGCTCCGCTCCCCGGTGGGAGAGGAGGTTGCACGCCCACTTGTCGCGCGGGTTTCGTCATCATTAAAAAGACAAGAACGAGGAGTACTCTCGTTTCTTGTTCGTTGCTCGTCAGCACTAACAACAGCATTACTAAATGAACGTGTTGAAACTCACATAATATTATTCCGCTTGGCGCCAGCGTTAGCCTTATGAGTATCCATAAGTACTGTCACATTTTTAACTCGCATATTTTTGACAGCTTTGTATGCAAGATTGTATACTCGGATTGGTACACTCGTGTCCATCATTTGGATACTTGTAGCGAAAGCGGGAGTTGAACCCGCACGACCATTACTGGTCACAGGATTTTAAGTCCGGCGTGTCTACCATTTCCACCATTTCGCCTTAAACCTATTATTTAATTTACGTTTGAGTCTTTTATAGGAGTAATAGCTTTAACAACTATTTGTCTATCAAGTTCTGCTTCTGCTAATGTTTTAGCTATAATAGGAATCGAAACTCCATTAGCATATATGATTGTAAAATAATACGGATACAGTTTAGCGTGAGGATTAGTATCATTAGCCATAAGAACTTTACTAACAACAATAATCGGAAGAGTGTAATCATTAGCTAAAACAGTTCCAGAAGATAGAGTGATTAAAATCATAATATTATATATTAGATTAGACTTTACATGAAAAAGAGTACCACTATTATCACAACAGAAGTACTCCGAGATGTCCATTTCAAAACATCAACATTTGGAACACAACAATTCCAATGTGAGCCGTGTGTAGGATTCGAACCTACAACCTGCTGATTACAAGTCAGCTGCTCTACCATTAAAGCTAACACGGCGTAATTATAGATAATCAGCTGGACTTGCACCAGCCTAAAATACAGTTAAGCCTCGACTTACTGCATCACCAACCAATCCATTGGGTGCATTTATATCTCTGCCATGATTATCTATAATAGTTGAACTATCAGGATTCGAACCTGAAATCTGAGAACCAAAATCTCATGTGTTACCATTACACCATAGTTCAAGAAAACAAGTTGTAAAAATAGTAGTTTAATACTGGATTGCCTATCGAGGATTTCTACTCATTACATATTTTATTATGATAATGTATTTACAACTTGTTGTATTAATTTGTTACTTATTATTTTTGTGAATAAGTGTTACACGATATACCGGCCGACATTTATTACGTTCATCACCACTGACTACGATAGTTTGAACATGACTGATTTTGCGACCTTTTCCCATTTTACCAACTTTATTATTTTCGTTAGCACGAGTGATAATGTAAGGCATAGTTCTTGTATTTGTTTGTTTATTATTTATGATTCAAATATAATAATTATATATGGTATGACCAAACAAATCTTGAAATTTATTTTGCATCATCATATATAATAGTGAGTGAACCATCAGATTCCTCACGAGCTTTAATTTTATTAATAACTTGATTAATGACAATAGTTGCAATAGCCATTTTGTCTTTATCCAATGTTACAGAACAATAATCAATTAGTTTACGATAAATGTATTCAATTTGTTTCTTAAATATACTTGTAACTTCAGGTTCAAACCTATGAATATTATCGTAAGCCTTTTGATTAATAACAAATAGGATATATAACTGTTTATCATCAAAAACAAGTCTATCTTCGATTTCTTTAACAACATCCAAAACCATTTGACCAGCATCTTGCTGACTTGTTTTGAAACAATTAATATTATCACAATTAATTCTATCGAGAACTTCTCGAACGATATTATAATAATACTTGGTTGAATGTCGATAACGTTTACCAAAGATATTAACAACTTCTTCAAGAGCAAAGAACATAATATAACAATATATCATCGTCAGATTTGTCATCAGAATAATATCATTATATATGCCTCTTTTCTTAAAATCTTTTTCTTGTTCAGCAGTCATATTTAGCTAATCTGATTTTTTCACAGCTCTAATGACTTTAATTAAACATATTGTTGCAACAATCATAATAAGAATGATATTTCCAGTATTCTTTTCAGTTTTATAATTATCTGCATGAATACTATTATATTCAGTAACTGTCATAGGCCTAATAGCAGATAATGATCCACCTCGTAAATGTTCTGGTTCCACACTTGGAAATACTATATCAGCACCAACACCCGCAGGAGCATTTTCGACACGAGTCATTGTTGGATTAGGGTCTTCGAACTGAATAACACAATCTTCTAAATTTGGCATAATTTACATGACATAAATAACAATTCGAGTAATATAAACTTGTCTTCCAGTAGGTTCAGTTTCAGTTTTAAGAATATATTCTTTTCGACGAACTACATATCGAACATTATTGATTTCGATATAATCTTCACGATTAACATTAATATCACCTTGTATAGGTAAATTAATAATAGTTCCTTTTGTTTCAGATATAATTTCACATAACATAGTTTCGATATTATTAACAGTAAGAGTTATAATAATTTCGTAAGTAACGTGACAAGTGGGCGTGCAACCTCCTCTCCCACCGGGGAGCGGAGCGGCTGGGCGTAGCCCAGCTGCGTAGCCCTCTCCAGTAGCAATACCAGTTAGGAAAGCTAATGAAATAATTATATAAATAATACCAGTGAGAGTTTTTGATTCATCACCGTCAATACATTTGCAAAAGCCTATTAAACCTATTAAACTCCAAAAGACTATTGCTATTACTTTCCATATCATAAATTAATACTGATTATGAATCATTGTATCAATTTTACAAGTATCTTCAAGATAATCAAGATATTTATGATATGAACTTTCACTTGTAAAACGATAAGAATATTGATTATGGTCTGTTTTAATATCAACAAGATGTCCATTATCATCTAAATAAATAGACTCAATAGAATACTTATTAATATAAACATCCCCCAAACATACAAAACCATCTTGAATATCATCATTAATAGTTTTATCAACTGCTCTATCTTTGGCCTTATTATAGGTATAAGTAATAGCGGAAATAATAATAAAGCAAATGATGATACAAATACAAGGAAGAAAAAACATACTGTTCGACATAATTGAATTATTGTTAAAATTTATAATGTAAAATGTGCTATAACTTGACCAATCAGTAAGAATAATAGTACGAGAGATACTATTTTAATATTTTTATTTACTGATTTGAATGTTGATAGTTCTTGTTGAAGTTTACCAATGTAAGATGTTTGTCTTTCAAGTTGATCATTTAATTCTTCATTACGAGATATGAAAGCTTGTACTTTTTCTGATATTTTATGAGTTTGTACTGTTGCTTCTTCAATAGTTTTAGATTTTCGTAAACTAAGAAGTCTTACTTCTGCATATTGAAGAATAAATTCTCGTGATGTTGTACCTAATGCAGATGTTTCTATCGAACTAAGTACATCACAAATATTTTCGATAGCTAATGTAGGAAATTTCTTATGTAATGCCATCATATCAAGCATTGTAATACTACCTATACCTGCAATGATTGTTCGTTCTAATGCAGATATTTTTCGTTTAGGAGATTCTGTTGTGTTCATAGTTGATTAAATTAATGAAATGAGATATTTTGCAAGTAATACAATCCAATATCCTGCGAATAAGAATATCAGAAATGATGCTTGTAGTTTTTTTGTTAATGTAAACTCTGGTTCACCAGTTATGTCTACTGAATTTCCTACTGTTAATATAACAAATAAATAGGAAATAATAAATCCAATGATAGCACAAATCATGATAATAATGATGTTAAAATTAATATAATTAATAATAAAGATAAGTAATATAAAAGTAAAGAATAAATAATTACAATTAATATTACAAATTCTATTACAATTACAATGTCAATTATTATATTTATGATTAGTTAAAATCAAATTAAAAATATTAATTCTCAAAATGATGAAAAGAATAATAAGAATATTATTATTATTAATAAAGATAAATGTAAAAGTTATAATATTGTAAAAAGTAAAAATAAAAAGAATGAAAATATTATTACAATAATTATAACAATTACTATTATGATTTTAATGATAACAATATAAGGAAAAGATGATAAAAATCAAAAAGATAAAAGAAAAGAAATAATTATTACAAATATTATTGAAAATGATAGTATAATTACTATTGAAAAATAATCAATAACAATTATAGAAAGAAATATTGAAAATCAAATTGAAATTGTTAATGATAAAATGAATAAAAATATTAAAGGGATTAATAATAAGAAATTGATAAGAACAATTATAAAGAGATTATTTGCCTAAAATTAGAGATTCTGATAGTGGAAATAATAAAGATAAAAGTGGAGATAATACCTTTGCAACTAATTATTCTTTTCGTTTCAATTCTTTCATTACATTTATATATACTTTTTCTATATCATTTCTTACATTATTTTCTATCAAACTTTCTAATTTAATTACTCGTGTTTCAGATGTTCCTACTACTTCTTTAATTTCTCTTAATTCTCGTATTAAAATTCCAAATTCTTTTTCTCTTTCTTTTTGTAGATTTACAAAATGCGTAATAATAAATCCCGTAATTGTGATAATTAATAACACAACATAACACGAAATTAATATCGCTTGTGGAATAGTAAATCCTATTTTTTCGAGTGATAATCCGAATATAGCTAATGATTCAATTAGAATTAATGCTATAAATCCTAACCATTTCATAATTTTAATAGTGTTGGTCGTAATGAAACTTAAAGTGTTGGTCGTAATGAAACTTGTAATTTACGAAAAGAATGACGAACATCATTACGACGTTCGTCATCCTTAACGCTACTTGTTTAGTGTGCTACCGGAAGAGAAAGCAAGATATTTCTATCTTCCTCGTTAGCCATATTCGGAACACGTCCGAACATCAGACGGAAAGTTTCAACACGATATGCCATATCACCGGCAGCGTTTGCGGCTCCATTGATACGATTAATCGCGGCGCTTTTGAAATCAGTATCTTTGTACTCTTTTCCGATTGCCTCAACAATCATTGTTCCGGTAGTACGATAGGGCACAAGTTCACCCGCTTTGTACTCTTTGCCGTCCACCGTTACGGTCTTTTTGGTCTTATAACCCCATTCGCCCGGTTCGCCTTTCGGTATTACTCGCAATGTCATTTCGTAATACTTGGGCGGATTCGTGAGCGTGTTTAACTCTTCGACCATGTTTCCGGCGTTATCGTGTTCGGCTGTTTCCTCGCTAATACACAAGCAAGAAAAACCGAACATTTTAGCCCTACTTTCGGTAATACTTAGCGGTGTATCAAGTTTCGCACCGCTTTCAGCATCGAAAGCACGAAGGAATACGACATCGTCGGTATTCTCTTTACCGTTAATTGCCAGCGGTTTAGTTTTACCACTAATGCGAACAACTTTGACGATTGTTTCAGTTGCTTCTTTGATTTGCTTTGCCATAGTTGAATAATATTTAGTTAGACTATTCAGGAAACGTTTATTTTTTTCTTTCCTGCAATCTCAAGCGGGGGGCTTCGCAAACCCTTGAATGGACGGGGCAGTTTCATTAGGTACTTCCACAATATAAACATTCATATTATTTCCGATACCTGTAAAAACATTTATATTAATATCTGAATTATCATTAAAAATTCAATCTCTTATATCATTAAAATTAGAAAGAAAATCTATAATTTTATTATTTTTAACATTATCATTTTCAAAAATAACATTAAAAAGATTACGAAAATTATTAAAATCATTATCACTTTTATTATTATTTTTTATATTATTTTTAATATTAACAAAAATACTTTTATAATCATTAATATTTTTATTATTTTTATCTTGAAAATAATCTTGAAAATCATTTTGAAATTTATAACAAATACTTATATTATTTCCGATACCTATAAAAATACTCACAGTAATATTACCAAAATTATCCTTAAAATTTATTCTTTTATCTTTACAAAAACTATGAAAATC